GAGTTAATGTTTGTGCGAAGTTGCTGACGAGCACCCTCGTACCATGTGTAAGCATCTGGGTTAATAACAGCCATTGAGTAATCTGCTGTTCCGACTCCGCCAGTACCCTTCATGTAGCGAGACACACGAAGGTCTAGTCCAGCTACTGATCCGCGTAGTGATGTAGGTGAAAGTGCTCCACCTGCGTTTTGTGGGTTAGCCGCAATGTAGATTGGACGACCTTGATCGTTGTAGCCCATGATGTTAGCCCATTGTTCTGGTGTCACAACAAGGTTGCGTGCAAAGCCAAGTGATGCTGAATAAACTGCTGCGGCTGCGCTTGAAACGTAACCGAGAAGTCCTGAAGCATCATTAGCGCGAGCTGTAGCGTTAAGAGTACCTGCGCCTTGAATTGCTGTTGTTACGAATTCTTCTGTGTCCTTTGCATAAGCATATTCCATTTGAACAAGAAGTTCATCTAAAAAAGCAGGAGTTGAATTTGTGAGCAATTCAAGTGTAGTAATTGCACGACCCTTAAATGACTTCTTTGTAACTGTAATAAATGAAGCTTCAAGTTGTGATTCTGTAACAGCACCATTCTCATCGATTTGATCGACTAGAGGCACTTCAGTAATCTTTGGGAGCTCAAAAGTTTTTCCAAATTCTGGCATTGCGCCACGAGAAATCGAATCAATCATTGGACGATCTGCGTTTGAAAGGAAGTTAAGAAGTTGTGTGCTTTGTGGTGTTGGAATAAATCCTGCGCCTGTTGATTGGTCATTGTCAGCAGCGCGTAGCCATTGACGAGCTTCATCATCGCCGTTTAGGTTTGCCTTGATTGTGTTTTCCAAGTAGTTACGCTTTGTAACTTCAATTCTTGGAGTTGTGTATGCCATTGCAGTAACAGTTGGACGAGCAGCTTCAACCGCTGCTGCTTCCACTTCTGGTGCTGCAACTGTCTCTGGAGTAATCTCCACAGCTGTCTCGCTTTCGTTTGATGGTTGGGTTTCTGGTGCTGCTTCGGCTACTTCTTCAGTTTCCTCTGCCGCGATATCAGTAACTTGAGCAGACTTAAAGGCTGGCTCTGTTACTAAACTTACTTCCATGAGTTTTGCTGCGGTGACATGGATGACACCTTTTTGAATTGATGACTTTAATACTTCTACGCCTACTGAAAGTCCGGCTTGTAATCCTTCGCTTGCAAGGATAAGAGCATCTGTTCCGCGTGATGAATTGCTGATTTTGAATGATGCAAAGATTGCTTCATCTGTTTCTGTAAAAGATTGAGCGCGGCCTAATGGGGCCTTGACATCATGCTGACTGAGTAGTCGCACAGTCTTTGGTTCTGGAATCTCGATTGATCCGCGCTCAAATAATACTGGGCCAGCGGATGTGTTACCTGTTTCAGTTCCGAGAGGAACAATCTTTCCGCTGATTTGTCTAGTTTCGCTTGATGCTTGAACATCAGCAGCGAAGGCTGCATCGAAGGTAATCTTCAAGATGTCATCCCCTCATTTCCGTTAGGTGTTTGATCTGTCATTTCCATCGCTTGTTCTACTGTGATGAGTCCAAGTGAAAGCAGTTTTTCGATAACTAATAATTCTTGTAATGGGTCTTGGCGCAAAAATGTGTCATTGATTGCAAATTTAACTACATTGCCACGCGCTGTAATGTCATCCATAGATAGACGATCCTCGATGGCAGAAATGAATGGCTGCAAAGAGTACGAGACGAAATCTTTTCTAGAATCTAACAAATTGCTATATGTGTAACTGGAGTTCATGTCTGCTGAAACATATATTGCAGGAACATTGCACATTCTTGCAATTTCAGTAGCCATGAATTGTTTTGCTTCGTCATACATCATGTCTTTGGGTGAGAATGAAACTGGTGTGTAATCAAGAGTGCTTGTCAAATAAGCTGTTGAGCGATTTTGTCGAGCAGACTTCCATGCAGCTAATAATCCTTGAACTTCTTTAGGATCAAGGTCAGCCCCTGAGTTCTTGATGAAGCCACCTGGTTGTGGAGTTTGTGCCGCTATGGATGCTGCCTTGTCAATGTCAATAGCTGACTGAATTGTTCTCGCTCCGCGTGAAAGAATACCTTCATCAAGTGCTTGGAATGTAACTAAACTTCCCAAACCTTCCATTGGTACAGATGAGCCATCTACATAATAATTTGTAACATAGACATTATGAATATCTAAATCAAATGTCACGCGAGTATTGGCAATCCATTCAAACCTGGCTGGACGTCCATCATCTGCATATAATTCCGTAACGCGCCAATATGCTAAGCCATACATAAGCAATGAATCAACAGTCCAGCTAATAGTTACGGCGCGTGGTTGTGATTTAGATGGTTGTTCTAACCACAGCGGTGATCCAAGTTCTTCGCCTGTTGTTTTGCGATAAAGCTCTAAAGGCAGAGAAGCAATAGTTCCTGCAATTAGATTGCGACATCGAGCAACAGTAGGAACTGACATTGCGGCATTGCGGTGAACATTGACAAATCCATAATTGTAAAGAGTTTGACTATCGCCCATAATCTGTGGGGCGTACTGGGCTAATAAAGAAGATTTCGGTTCTGGCTTATTGCGCGAAAAAATACCCATTTAGACATCTTACCATACTTTGTCTAATTCTTGACAATTTAGGGGTGGTGTGTCTAGGCAACAATCATTGGCTTGGATTGTGGCTGAGATAGTTTGGCTACCAACATCACTAAACTGATTGGCGCAACGATTGGCCCAGAACTTGCTTTTCTAACGACACGCCATGAACTGTCTGTGCTTTTCGCTCCGCAATTGTTCATCTGCTGATCTAAGATTTCTTGTCCGGCATGTGCTACTCGTTTGTTGTCAATAGCATCTTTAAGGGTTGAGCAAGCGGCATAGAAGTCTGGCCCGACTATTGTTTCTACCATTACGCCTGCATTCTGTAATCTTTCGGCTACAGCTAATGTCGAGTATCGATCGTACAGAACTAAACGCGGTTTGTACTGATCGCACCATCCTTTGATATCGGCTGCAATTTTTAATTCATCAACTGAGATAGGAGATTCCCAAGTCTGGACAAGCGAAACGCCAATTCGACCATCTGGCAAGATTTGACCTGCCATAAGAGCTGCGTTCCTTCTGCTCATGTCAATATCAAAGGCAAACATGGTTAATGGCCCAGGGAACATTTCCATAGAACGATCACAGATATCTTCCCAAGAATTAGGAGTCCAGGGAGATGTAAGGCTTGAAATCCATTGGCAAAGAGTTTCAGTTCTAGCAGCTTCTATTGTGGAAGTTGCAATTGTTTCTTCTATCGCGGTTTCATCGATGAGATAGCCAAGACTGGGGTTCGCCATTGCCCACGCCTTACGATCCCAGATATCACAGAATGCTGGTGCTGAGTATTCGTAGAATCCCAAAGATTTAGGCGGATAACTAAGACATTGCTCATGTAGGTCATTTAGGACTTTGCTAAACGCATCACCAGCATTAGATGTAAATATGCGCTGAGAATTAGGCCGCGTTAATGTAACGCTCTTTGAAGCATCCATTGCAACTTCTGATACTTCGCGTAACTCGTCAATCCATAGAAGATCAGCTGTGCGACCACGCGCTCCATCGGATGTAGCTGCAACAACTTCTATCTGGCCACCAGATTCCAAGATTATTCTTTCTTGCCCGTTAGTTCTATAAACGCCTTTCTTAACGCTGCCACCTTTAAGTTGAGCAAGAAGAAAAGCATTGCGTTCGATGATATCGACCATGATGTTAAATGACTTAAGTGCCATTGCTCGATTCGATGACATAATCAAGATATCTTTCTCGCCAAAGCAGAATAAGCCTGCCAATACACGCATTCTTGCTAAATGGCTCTTTCCAGACTGCCTAGCGATCAGAAGTAGAATGCTGCGCTTGATAAACATGTTCTTAGCATCCACAGTTAGCATGTCTTTTAAGATTAGCGACTGCCACTTTAATAATGGCATCCCAATACTCTCAGCAAATTTCTCGACCTCATCAACGCGAGATTTACCTTTAAGCCAGGGGCTATGAAGCCTCGGTTTCAAATCCCCTACAAGCTTCTTTTTAGATTTGGTCGATGTTGTCATAGTTCTGGTTTAGGTTGCCCAGACATTGGACCAGCCTGGACTGTGCTGGTGGTTTTCGGGTACAAAT